TGTCAATGTTATGAAGCTGACCAATCACGTCTCTACGAGCGAGATTGTAAGCTCTGGTTACCCCTTAGGGGTGACCACGGGCAGGGCTGACACAATTAATACGTCAACCCAATGGGGCGTCTGCCGCTGGAAACCAGCGGCCGGAACCCCAGCCTTTAACACTGTACGGGAACAAATCAAGATGGCACAGCGACTCGTTAACGGGGCTACAGCCTCGGGAACGTTCGCAAGTACATGGGATGTAATCCCATGGACGTGGCTTCTTGGTTGGTTTACGAACACGCGTGACTATGTGCTTGCACATGGAAACACGGTTCCAGTTGTTCTTTCAGGTCCCATCAATATGATGCTAATGAATGAACAAACCCGTTCCTTTCACGGAGCGACCTATGATCATGGGTTCGGTCCGGGAATAGGAGACGCCACTCATCGTTGGAAAACTCGAAAGATTTATTCCAACGTTGCTCACACTGCACGACTCCCGTATCTTACGGGAGATAGACTGTCTACGTTGTCTTTGCTGGCTGTCCAGCGTCTTCGACGCTAGGCATTCGCAAATTCAACAAAGGACTATTCTATGCTTGGATCATCTCTGACCATTACTCTTGACGGTTCCGGTGGAACTGCCAAGGTACTGCCCCTCATCAACCAAGACGGCTACTCGTCGGAATACTTTCTCGACGATACTACCGTTACTTACCGCGCGAAAGTGCGGCATAGTAAGGACAACGTCAAGTCGGGTGGGCAAGCGTTTGACCGTCACAATGTGACGTTCTCGCGCTATACCAAACCGACCGAAGCTTTGCCTCTCGGTTCGCTCTCCGAGGTTACTTACATCATCCGGAATGATCCGAATGGTGTCTCGGGGGAGATCATCGATCTCAGCGAAGCTATGAGCTTTTACATGGTAAAGGCTGGTGGCATCGCAGCGAAGTTGCTTGGTTGGGAATCGTAAAACATTCCCTTCCTCGCTGAGGAGTAGACTCTCGTCTACGTCAGAATGCTCTCCGAGCTCGTAGATCATTAACCATTCGAAGGAATGATATATGAGTAAGAGCTACGAAGAGTATGTCCTAGGTCTTTTTGAAGCACTGTCGAAAGACATTGCTCAGTGGGACCCTGGGCTTCGTACAGATTGTATGCGTGATTACAAGCGTATACTCTCTGGTGTCGAACAGATGGGTATCGGTTTTGTAGCCGATACTCTTCCTGCGTTCGGTAAGATCTTTGATAAGGCCTTATCGGACGGACGCCTCACGCCAACCGGACTTCCTCATTTTCGGAGGTTCCGGAAGGGCACAGTAATCCCAAGACTTTTCAAGGGGCTGCTGTTGCGCGTTTTCGACATTAACGGAGATCTACTTCCGACCCCTGAAATCCAGGCGATCGAATATTTGCGTCAGTACTTCCGTACTGGCAAAGATCTTCGTATTGCTTGCCCTGATTCAAGGACTTATGAAAGTGTCCAAGAATTCTTCAGGACGGATGCCGAGATACGGAACCCGTACCTTAACTGGTACGGTCACGATCTTAGGTCTAGTGATCCTAGCGCTTTTCAGCCTAGAGATCTTGTACTATATGACCTATGCGACTGGTCAAACTTCGAGACAAATCTCGGAATCAAATCATTCGCACGGCACGCCAGACAAGGTATTGATTGTTTCGACAGGCTCCAAAGAGCCTGCGATATCGTCAGTACCTCTTTCGGTGCCTTTACGGCCACCGACTGGCAGGGTAGACACGGACCCGGTGCAGTAGCGGACATGAAAGGTAAGGTACTTCACAAGTACACTTTTCCTTCATGGTCCTCGCGCCTTGAACAGAGTTTTCCCATGGCCGACTTCGCATTTGCGAACTACGGTTTGTGGGCTGACGCCGTTCATCATGAATCTTGGTGTGAACAGTCCTTCACGGACTCTAACCCAAGCGCACATCTTCTTGCCGTACCAAAGGCATACAAGGGACCAAGGCTTATCGCCGCGGAACCTGTATCGCATCAATGGTGTCAGCAGATTATGCGTGACTTCTTCATGACTGAGATTAAGAAGACTCCATTGCGGGATATGGTTCACTTCCGTGACCAATCTCATAATGGATCCCTTGCTCTCGAGGCCTCTCATAGCGGTTCACACTCGACGATTGACCTCTCGAGTGCGTCCGATCGAATTTCCTGCTGGTTGGTTGAGCGGTTTTTCCGTCTCAACTTCCCGATCCTTGAGGCTCTGCATTCCTGCAGGACTCAATGGATCCGTCAGGATCTCGATAAGAAATCTCCTCAGTTTGCAATGCTGAGAAAGTTTTCTACTATGGGATCTGCGGTAACCTTTCCGATTCAATCCATCATATTTGCTACTATCGCGGCGGCGGCCGTCCTCATTGAGGAAGGTCTCGACGTGACATACGCCAATATGCTTGGAGTAGGTCGGAGGGTCCGAGTGTTTGGTGACGATATTATCGTCCCTGAGCATGCCACGGAACTCACTATGGACTTTCTTCACTCGCTTGGTCTGCGAGTGAACTTATCCAAAACTCACGTAAACGGTAAGTTTCGTGAGAGTTGTGGTATGGACGCTTACGACGGTCACAATGTGACTGCCGTGAGTGTTAAAAGATGTCCATCGAAGACCGAACCTGAGTCAATAGTTTCGGCAATCGATTGTCATAACAATCTCTATCTTAAGGGATTGTATAACATGGCATCCTTTGTCCGTAACGCAGTCAATAAGATTCGCGGTTACGCGATTCCTAACGTGCGATACGACTCAGGTGTCCTCGGTTGGTATTCCGATGACATTGAGTTGGACAACCACCATCTTAAGGATAGGTGGAATCCTTCACTTTGTCGTCGGGAATTCCGCGTCTCTTCTCTTCGGAGCAAGAGCGAACGGATTCAAACCGGGACGTTCCAAGAATTGCTTCAGTATTATACTGAAAAGCCTTGGCTATCCACCCTAGGTAAGGGCGATAGACTCGGTAGCAATTCTCGGGTACGCGAGAAAAAGTTAAGTCTCGCGTGGGTTCCTTCTTTCACGTAAGTGACAGGAAGGGTGG